CCCACAATATTCAGCTTCAATTCCTTATGTGGAAATTGACTTTGAAATTGGAATGTACCACTTGAACAACATCAAAAACCAATTATCACCAAACTACTTGTTGCAAATTAACACAGGTATTCCAGAAGAAGAAGAACAGGATGAATTGTTCAGACAAATTAAGTCTGAATTAACTGGTCACAAAGGCCACAAATTCATGTTAACCTTTGGTGAAGGTCAAGACCAGGCACCTACATTTATTCCAATTCAAACAACAGACAGCGATAAGCAATTCTTGGTGTTAAATGAAGCCGTATTGCAAGCATTGTGTACAGCTAACAAAGTAACATCACCAATGTTATTGGGTATCAAAACAGCTGGCCAATTGGGTGGTAGAAGTGAGTTGATGGAAGCTTACGATTTATACTATTCAACAGTTATAAACAAACTACAAAAACACATATTAAAAGCTTACCACAAGATATTAACAATTAATGGCACTAGTGCTAAATTGGATTTTATAAAAGCTGAACCATTGCCATTCACAGTATCAGAACAAGCATTATTGCAAGTTGCCGATAGAAACGAAATTAGAGATATGGTTGGCCTAGAGGTGGTACAAGAAAATAACAACCCAGCAATAACCGAATAACATGTCAGTATTATTTATAAGCGACAGCTACCTAAAACAAACAACATTCGTTGGGGAGAACGTACAAGCAAACGTACTTACAGCAGCGATAACAAAAGCACAAACCATTAAGATACAAAGCATCTTGGGCAAAGCCCTTTATGACAAATTGGTTGATGATATTCAAACAGCTGGCTCAATTACAGGGGTAACTGGTAACTATGCCATCCTATTGGAAGAATACGTTATCCCATCATTAACAAACTGGGCTTTATACGAAGCAATTTTACCACTTACATTGAAGTTTACCAACAAAGGTATCACCAGAGCGCAAGACCAATACGCTGAGGGTATTGATTTACCAACCATGCAATACATCCGTAACGATGTAAGAAATGAAGCTGAGTGGTATACCCAACGTCTTACAACCTATCTGTGTAACAACACAGGTTTATTCCCAGAGTATTCAGATTACAGCGCAAACGATTTATTCCCATCTGTGAAAGCTGGTGGTTATGAGAGCGGAATTTACTTCAAGAAACGTAAAAAAGTTCACAATAATTTTTATCCTGACAAGGAAGATTACACCAAATTCACATTTTAATTATGAAAAAAGAGCAAGTACTATCTATCATCAGACACACATTGACATTCGTTGGTGGTGTATTGGTAACAAAAGGTTTAATTGACCAAGCCGTATCTAGCGAAATTATCGGTATGGTTATGACATTGATTGGAACCATCTGGGGTATTATCAACAAAAACCAAGCGTAAATGGGTTTAGGTGACTTTGTAGAGCGTTTAATTACTATTGTCACCCTAGGACAAGGCAAACGCATTTCGATGGCTGTAGCACGCTTATTTGGCTATGAGGATTGTGGGTGTGATAGAAGAAGGGTGTGGTTAAATAATTTATTCAGACCAAAACATAAAAAACAATATCCAATTTAAATATGGCTTACAAGAAAAACATAAAGAAATTACAAGAAGCAATAATAAAATTACAACAGATAAAGGAACAGGATGAAAATAATATACGAAGCATTAACAGAGTTAGGGATAAACGTTAGTTTAATACTGGGTGGTATCATCGGTTCGTTAATTGGTATGAAGCCAGGATTGCCCTGGTGGAAACAATTCATCACCGTTGTTGTGGGTGCCTTTATTGCGAATTACTGCTCACCTGTTATAGTTGAGCTTTTTGGTATGAACCAAAACACCTTGGCTGGTGTAGGGTTTATAACTGGATATAGTGGTAAAACGATGTTAGAATATACGATGCTAAAATTAACTAAAAAGAAATAATGGCCAAAGCAAAGTCAACAAAAGAAGTAAAACGTTGGGTACAGAAACCCAAAGCGAAAAGACCAGGGGTTCACTCTAAAACAAAAGCTTCAAGAAGTAAGCGTAGTAAGAACTACCTAAAAAGAAATGTTGGCCAAGGCTAACAAAATGGAACGATGTACTTAATAGTATATTTACCAGTATAATAAGCTTATAAAATTATAAAATTATGAACGAAAAATTGCAAAAGATTGCTTCCATCCTTGGAATTACTTTGTCAAGCAATGTCGTAGAAGAAACTTTAGCTGCTGAAAGCAAATTGATGGACGGGACCCGTATCTTCACTGAAGCTGATGCATTTGTTGTTGGTTCTGCTGTTCAAATTGAAACTGAAGAAGGTATGATACCAGCCCCAGCTGGTGAGCACACGATGGAAGATGGCAACATCATCTACGTTGACGAAGCTGGTGTTATTGTTGAGATTAAAACACCTGAAGCAGAAGAAGTTGAAGAACAAGAAGAATTGGCTGAAGAAGAAGTTGAAGAAGAGGTTGAAGAAGAAGTTAAAGCTTTCGAAATTTCTGAAGAAGATTACGCTGCATTACTAGAAAGAATTGCAAAATTGGAAGAGGTATTGTTAGGTGCTGTTGAGGCATTGAGCAAAACAAATTCTGAATTAAATGAAAAAGTTGAAGCATTGAGCGCACAGCCAGCTGCACAACCTATCAAAACAAGAAAACCTGTAGTTGAAGAAAACGCTTTAGCTGCAATTAAATTACCAAAAAGAAAATAATAATAACTAAAAATTAAAATTTAAAACAAAATGAGTTTAGTAGTAACTGGTCTTACGGCCTACGCAAAAGCAGAAGGTTTCCCACTTATCGTTTCAGCGGTAACTAGAGGTAACACTGCAAACTACGCTAACATCGTTAGCGGTTTGAAAGGTACTGGTTTGGTTCCATTCCTTTCATCATCTGTAACATTGGCCGCTGGTGGTTCATGTTCATTCACAAATAACGGTACATCAACATTCTCTGAAGTAGAAATTGCAGTTAAACCTGTAGAATTTATGGAAGCTATCTGTGTTGGTGCATTGGAAGGCAAAGCAATGATGTACGAAGTACAAGGTTATGAAGAATTACCTTACGCTGCACAATTCTTGCAAGACAAAGCTGACCAAATCAGCAAAAAATTAGATAACTTGTATTGGTTAGGTGCTACAGGTTCTGGTGACGTTTTCAACGGTTTCGTTGCTCAAGCAACTGCTGCTTCAAGACTTAACACCATTACTGGTTCAACTTCAAACGTTTACGATGCTATCGACTTAGCTATCGACACAGCTGTTGCTGCTGATAGTACATTCGAAACTAGCGACACTGTTGCTATCTTCTTGAACTATGCTAAATTTAGAGCGTTGCAAAAAGAATTGGTTGTTAAAAACTACTTCCACTACAACCCTGCTAACTTGGAAGCTAACATGGAAATTACTTTCCCTGGTACGAAGATTAAAGTTATCCCAACTGAAGGTTTAGCTGGTCACTCTTTCTTGTACTTGGCTGATACTGCACACTTGCACATCGGTACTGCATTACTTTCTGATACAGAAGGTTTGAATGTTTACCATGACCAAATTACAAACAACATCTACTTGAGAAGCCAATTCTACGCTGGTACTGGTGTATCTAAGACTATCTTCAAAAAAGCTTGCTAATAGTTAATTAGCGTAAATAATAAAATTAAAATTTAAAACTATAAATTATGCCTTTAAATACAAACTGCTTTTTAACTGAGGGTCTTGAACTTACAGGTTGTACTAAGTCGAATGTTGGTGGTGTAGAAACTGTTTATTTTGCGAACTTTAAGCAATTGGTTCCTGGTGGTGCCGCTGCAAACAAATTCGTTTATGATGGTACTACAACTGGTGAAATTACTGCTATCACAGGTTTGACTGGAACAACTTTCTACCAATTCGATACTGTAAAAGAAACATCTTCATTAGCTGAAGCAATTAACGTAAACGTACAGAATGGTACTCTATCATTCGTACCAACTGTTTCATTAGTAATGAACAAGTTAACTACAGAAAAGAGAAACCTTATCCACATGTTGGCAACAGGTTTGATGATTGCTGTAGTAAAAGATAATAACGGTATCTACTGGATGGTTGGTTACAACAAAGGTTTGGACG